GAGTTACAGAGTTGGCATGATTCTGGTCTAAAAATACAGATGCACCAGTCCCTACCAGAGACGGGGGCGAGCCATCAACTCCTCCGAAACCAACATAAAATGGCAGCCTGCCATGAACTATGTCTGATTTTACCGTCTTTAGAGTTGCTGATGCGCGCTCTCTTAATCCTTTATTATATATTGCCATAACTATCTTTAACCTTTATAAATAACTCTTTAACTATTCTCCACCGCCTGTCAGCAAACTTCCTCTTGGCAGAGTAACTGTATTACTATCTATTTCTGGAGCAAGAGGATCATCAAATTTAGACCTAACAGACCCATCTGTTCCTACTGAATTATCTTCATTTATAGGCATTTGATCTGAAAAGTCTCCATGAAACTGTCCCCCTCCCATTGGAAAAGATAGTGTTTGATTTCCTGGAAATGTTCCTTTAGACACTGTTGTTTTTTGACTCATCATAGTTTCACCATCTGAATCAACAGGGCTTCTGTGCCATGGCATAAAGTTTGTTCTTGTGCCAGTTCTTCTTGTGACTTCAAAATTAAACTGATAAGTGAAGTGTCCAGGAGATTGTGCATTTTCAGTTACAGTAAAATTCTTAAAATAACCTCTAAAAAATTCTCCTTGATAATACATATCTATATTTGTAGCAAAAGCAGCCAAAGTTGGAATCGATGTAAACGAGCCTGTTCCCTTAAAGTTTTCACCAGTATCAGAGCCCGTTATTATATCTATTGCATTGCTAACTCCGGATGTTGCAGCAGAAAATGCACCTCCAGTTAGAAGGTCTGCAGTAGCTGCCAAAAATCCTCCAGCACCAGAATATAATTCTTCTTCAGCCGCTGCAGCAGCGGCCGCCGCTGCTTCGGCCAGTTCTCTCTGCCTGTCTGCTAGCTCTATCCTATACTGAATCTGTTCATGTCTATAAATATTTCTAAGAACATTAATCCCCTCTACACCTGAAGATCCAGTTGTTCCGCCTACTTCTATAGCAGTAAGCTGCTCTCCCCAATATTGAGTAACAAAGCCTCCTTTTGTAAGGTCAGATTTTATAATCTTATTATCCCTTATGTTAATCGATTCAGGGTTTATATATAACTGTCTTCTCTCCCAATATGTCTCACCAGCATTCGTTGCCGTATATGGATTTTGATCATTAGTGAATGCCTCCATTGCAATTGGAACAAAGAATATCATAGTCTGTCTGCCTATTTTTGCCATCTAATTACCCCACTCCTTTGCTAAGCCTGGACGCTTCAGATCTCATCTGCTCACCTGCTTCAAAATAACGCTCTCCCGCTCCAGTAAATTTAATCTCAATTATTTTATTCTGACCTTCTATCGCATCTTTTATGGTTCTCCACAGCTGCGCCTCATACTCGCCTCTAGTCATCCCGGATGTTTCGAGTTGAGCATCAGTCTTTTTCCCAGATAAGTTAGCAACAGCACGATTTATTTCCTGATCCATAGACACCTCTCTGCCTCCCTTGCCGAGGTTCATTACTTCGCTTAATGCTTGCGACATACCTTCATCATCTACAACACCTAGAGCGCCATAGCCCATTCCTCTATCTATAACTCTGGAAGCACTAGTCGCACCGGATCTAACTCTAGGCTGAGCAGTCATTCGACTCGCAGTTCCTCTTGTTCTTTGACCGGCGGCTGAGTCGGGATGCTCTAAACCAAGTAATGCAAAAACACTTTTAGATGCTTCGTCTGTTTTTTTTCCTACTGTTCTCCCTAACGATGCAGCCAATTCTCTAAACTGAGGACCCTCTAGTTTATCACGAGCCACGACCGCCAATAAATTTGTCTGAATTTCCAAATTTCTATTAGCCTTCTCCCACTCATCCATTGTCTTATCTCTGCCTGCCATTTCTTTCTGCAAAGACTCTTCTAATGCTCTCTGTCCATCTTTATCTCCAGTTCTGGTAGCCTCATCTAGGTTTGCTAATAAATCTAAAATTGTTGTTGCAGAAGCATTATCTGATATTCCAAATTGAGACTTTAAAAGTTGTTGCTGTATATAAAATTGATTTTGAAGCTCTGGAGACTGATTAGCCTGATCAACAGTAACTATACCTCCGCCAGAAAATGATTGTAAGGTGTCTCTCAACCCTTCTGCTAACATCTGCCCCATTTGAGCCTGATCGCCGCCTTCACGTAGTGCAGCTTGCATTGATATTGAAGCTCCCAAAACGCCTCCGCCGCCGCCGCCCATATCTAATCCTCCCTTTTGGAATACGATATAAGCATTAGCATAGTTATCAGCCAAGCCTGCTAAAGCACCAGTAAGTTTGCCTGCCAAATCAGCCCCTTCTTCAATTCCAAGGCCGAGATCATCCATAACTCTTCCAAATCCTTCTAAAATTGGTCGGCCAAAATCTGCTGCCATTCCCAACTTTTGAAAATTTGTAATTGCACCATTTAAAGACTTAGCAACAGTGTCTATCCCTAGTCCGGTCTGACTTGCAACATCATGAAACATTCCAATCATATTTGCAGCTTCTTGAGCGGTCTTACCCTGCCTGTTCATTGCAGTATTTAACAATTGAGCAGCTTCCGTAGCCTGCATCCCTGTCGCTGAAGCTAACGCTGTAGCTGCGGTTAATAGACTGACCTTGCCAATTCCCGTATCAATAGATTCACTCAACTGTTCTTGCGTCAAACTAGTTTGCTTTGTCGCTTCATAAAATGCAATTGTTTCTCTTGTGGATAAATGCATTGATCTGGCGAAATCAGTTGCTGATTCCATCTTTAATGCATCTGCAAACTTTCTCGACTCCTCAATTGTGCCGCCGAATCTTTTTGCAAGAGTAAACATCTGTGCATCCATTCGTCTTATCGGCCTAGACAGTCCGTCAAAAGCTTCAAACCCAGCTCTTCCAACTTCGTGTAAAGTTTTCCCCATAGATGCTGCTGTCGTAGAAAAAGCTTGAACAGACCTAATTGCACCGCCTATGCCAAGGCCAAGATTTCCCAGCCCAGCCGACATAAGAGTGCCCGTCAAGCCTTTCCACGCCTCTTCTGACTCCTCAATAACTTTTGTAAAATTTTCAAAAGCCGCTGATGCACCGCCTGGAGTTAGCTGCTCAAACGTCTGTCCGGCAGCAGTTCCAGAGGCTGCAAAGTTTTGCAAAGACTTAGACAGATCTCCGATCTGGATAGCCAACTTTTCAGCAGAAGTTAAAAACTTATTAACTTTTCCAGTCGCACCCTCAATAGAGTCCGCTGCACTATTTACTGCATTGTCAATCGGGTCTGACATACTTTATTCGTCTCCTGTCATCTTAAATAATCTAGACATATCTTTCGGCATCCTTGTGTTCCTACCGCTTCTATCTCTATCACTACCATCTAAATTAGTATTTTTATATTTATCTCTGATGGAACGAACTAATTCATCATTCTTTTTATATTCTTCTTCAATAATTTGACGCTCAAATTCTTCATCTGAAGCAAATCTAGTATCTCCTTCCATTTCTCTAAGAGTTCTAATTTTTTGCACAGCCTCAGAATTCCAAAACGAAGCCAGATATTCAATCATGTCTATATTATAATTATAACTTCTCTCTTCTTTATCTCTCAACATTTGGGCGTACCACAGCCACTGAGCCTCGGAGACGTTATCGAATTTTTTATCATCGACAGAACATTTCCAGGTTTTACATAAAGCCCAGCGGAGCCTGCTGATTGGCTCCTCGGTTATTCTTTTAAAGCTTCTAACCCAATTTCCGTATTAGCCTCTTGAACTAATTTTTCATAAACTTGATATACTTTCTCAACAACAGACGCTTGCATATTATATATGACTGACAATTTTCTCTCTGAAGTATCTTCAATATCATCATCATTACACAACTCTTCCAAAGGAACTCCATTAATGGTTTCTATAGCATAAGACATAGTTACCGGCTTTATATCCAATATTCTATTCACTTGATCAAAGGTCATAACTTGCTGCATAATCTCTCTTTGCTGCCGTGCAGTCAGAGTAGACACAACAAACCTGAAGCCAGCTATATCAATATGTTCTCTTAATCTTCCTAGAAAAATTAAATCTCTTAAATTATCCAAACTGAGCGAATCTACTTTTTTCTCGTTCTGAAGATCTTCTTCGCCAACTTGCTCAGTTTCTACAGCTTTTTGTTCAACAGTTTCCTGCTCAACAGCCTTATCTTCAGAACGATTAATCTTTGCAGTTCTTTTGGGCATAGAGTCTCCTTTTTAAAGATTATACTAAAAATGATTGTATTATTTTACTTTATAAAATAAAAAAACACCATCTTTAAAGATAGTGTTTCTTATAAAAAATATTTATATAATATTAATATGCTGCTGAAATGAGTCCAGGGAAGTCTAAGGCTCCGCGTCGGCCGCCTCTGCCTGCATCTGTTCTTTGCTCAACTGCGTCTATCTGTCTATTCGGAATCTCGCGTGCTCCACCGACACCCTGGCTTTTAGCTACTGCTTCGCCACCACGTCGTGAAGATACGAATTCGCAATCTACATTAGCGTTCTCTATAATCGTGTAGTCAGTCACCTGATACGTCTTCGTTAAGTTTCCAAACCAACAATTGTGATATACGGTTACTACCGCTTCATCACCGCCGCCGGTGAACTTATCAATGACAACTATGTCAAATGGAATTCTCTGTGAGTGAATATTCTTAAACCCTCTAGAAAATGCCTCTGGCAAGGATAGGCCATCAAAAACTATTCTCTGCACCACTAGGTTAACTGTAGCAGGCGATTGAGGGATGATCTCAATAACACCATCTGTTCCTACTTCTGAAATTCTCTTATTCTGTCTAGTCTGAGTTTCCTGAAAAGACTGAATAGCACCAACTGGCTCTTCATTAACATATACAATGATCTGAGTCGAAAGACCAGTTCTTGTTTTTGCGCCCTCAACGGCTGCACTATCAAGTATAGTGCCTGTGCTTGGATAATCTGGCATTATTCTCTCCTAATTAAATTACTCCAACCTCTATATCTATAAAGATATAATTAATAGGATAGGCTGGTGCAAATCGTAAATATACATTAATTTGTCTTGGATCGACCTTATCTTGTTCGACCCGAATGTTCTCATAATCTGTAATTAAACCTTGTGTAATCATGGCTGACATGATTGAGTCTGTTCTTGCTGATACGAGGTTGTTTGTGTCAGCGCTCTGGACTCCACCGATAAATCCTTTAAGAGAATTTCTCAAAACATTCTTTACTCTGTCTCTAATAAAGATAATTGAAATTTCCTCATCTTCAACAAATCCTGATTGACTTGTTGTTCTACCTGCTAGGACTTTACCACCACCTGTAACTGGCTCTACAACTGTAGCTCCGACATTTCCAAGACTATTTAAAGTTATTGGCCTAAAGATCTTATCTCTAGTTAATGCAAATCCAGACAAAGCCTTGTAAGTCAAGGGTATTGCTACATTCTGTTTTGCAGATAAATATCCAGCCGCCGCTGCAGCCATATAGAAACCATGCAATTCTATGTTAGTCCCATTTACATTTCTAACAATTGCGTCTGGGAAGAAATATACACATCTATTGCTAGTATAGTTATCGCTAAGCTTGAAATTAACAAGATCTTCTACATTTCCATCTAAGACTTCTTCTGGATCATCTCCTTGAATTCCTTCAATAATGCCGATATCTTCTACCGCCACCAGTTCTGTTCCGATTAAAGCCTCAGCAGTTACCCCCATTTGCGCGCCGATAAAGGCAACTCTTTCTTTTCTATTTGCAATAGAACTCATGTTTTCACAATGATTTACAGTTGCTCTGAATATAGATGAAATCGCCTGTGTAGGCAGAGGCACCATAATCTGTGCATCTGCAGCCTCAAGAGCTTCAAGAGCATTAAACCAATTAGTGTCAAAATAATCTGCATCATTTTCATCTACATAAGAAATCTTAACACCATCGCCCGCCTTAAGAGCGCCGCTAGTAACTAAATCTTTATGAATCAATAATGCGGAATCAACATTGGTTGTATCGGCTGTATCTTTTATAAAGAATTGAACATCTTCAAAACTTGAAGTAAGCGCTCCAGCTAGCGAAGCGCCGTTGCTGTTGTCTAACACATATACTTTTGAATCATCAGCAATAGAGTCTATAAGAAGCTCAACGCCG